GATAAAGGTGCAGCGTTTTGCAAATCAACTTTAGTTGTTATGACAACAAATAGGGACATGAATGTACCTCAGAGGTTTTTGGAAAGCAATAAAGCGTTCATGAGGCGTTTTCTTTATTTGACAGTTGAAATCATTGAGTCATACAGAGATGCAAATGGTTTGTTGAATGTTGCGCTATTGAAGTCTTTACCCATTGAGCAAGCACTCACTTTTCCTCATTTAAGGTTCAGGATTCATACTGATTTCAAAGTGGAAGGTGATGGTAGAGCGGGGCTTTTCAACCTTTCTACTGTTGACAGAACCTTTGAAGAAGTGCTAACAGTGATTAATGCCAAATTGTTGTTGAAGCAACGCAATGCTCAATTTTTGCAAGATGCTTCAGTGGCTGCTGCTCCCCCTCCCGGCAAGACCAATGAGTTGTCACGCTTAGAGGCCAACATTGCCCAATCTGTTGTTGAAGAGGATATCAGGGTTTTACATGATGACCCGATCCAAAACATACTTTCTTATGTTGATGGTGTTGCTACTGAGGACAAGTTGCCTATTGATGAAGAGGAGAAATTTGACAAGCATATGGCGTCTGATGAGAAACCGTTGACTGGCGTTACACGTGGGGACAGTTTACCAATTGCTGGTCAATCTAGCTCAGCATTTGGTGCATTGGCCAGAGAGATGGTTGATCACATTGAGTCTCCATCCATGTCAGTTGTTAATGAGCTCAAGAAGGGGAGTGAAGCCAAAGAGTCTTTGCCAAAGACTTCTGGCGGAAATAGATTGGGTACAAAGGCTCGAGCTGCTTATCGCAGCGCTAAGCAACATGTTAAGAAAACTGGTGAGAAGATTAATGAGTTCGGTCTCGATTGGCATGATGATTGTGTTGTTCGTGCTCAGGCATTTATTGATTCTTGCAGTCAACCGACTTATAAAGCGACACAGTCTATGAAAGCGCAGACTGAGAAGTTTAAGGAAGTTATGACGGCTACTACTCTCGAGGTGATGGGTAAAATCAAGCATAGTCCTTTTAAGTTTTTAGCTTCAGTTGCTGCATGTGCTGGAACTATAGCATTATGCATCAGGGCTTATCAGGTTTTTACAGATTCAACTCACGAACCCCAAATGAGGAGTAAGTATGATTCCGATCACACTAGGCGTAGACCGAATATTGCCTATGATAGGAGGTATTCTCCCAGCCTTACTAAGCATATTGACCATGAATCCGATACGGACCGTGGGGTCATTGCCAAAGTTGCTGCGAATACCGGTTATCTTGAGAGAGCTGGAGGTAAGGTTGGCTGTTTCTTTATCAAAGGAACAGTTTTTAGGACTGTAACCCATTTCTTTAGAACTGGCGAGACTGAAGACAAGTGGTTACCAGATGGCACACCATTTAGCGTATTTGCGAGACAAGGTGATCAGATGGTCGAGTACAAGATGTCATTTTCTTGGGATTTTGTTTTGCCTTTTGAAGACGAGAAAGGGTTGATGTCCGATTGGTTGTATTACAGTTGTGGGACGAAGGTGCCTCCTAAGAAAGATATGACCCACATGCATATTGACCAAAGACACTTTGCCCATAGGCGAGATTTTGGCTCGGTACTTATGGTTAGACCTGACAGTGTTTCTAGAGGCAATACTTCAGTAGTTCAGTCTTTAAAGTCTAGCCATGCAGTACAGTATTCAAGTTTGGTTCCGTCAGAGTTAAGACCTGATGTTTATGTACCGACTGCAATATTTTCTGATTATCCTTGCCAACATGGTGATTGTGGATTTCCGGTACTTGGACGTTATGACGGGCAGTACAAGATATTATCCATGCATGTGGGCGAGAGAAGCAGAGCTGTCTCCACCGATTCTACTTCAGCGGTTGTCAGCCTTTCTGAAGTTAACATATGTCTTGATCATTTGGATGCTCGGTTTCCTATCGTTATGGAAAAACATTGTTTTACTGACATTACACCGGCGAGACCTGGAGTTGACCTCAATGACTCCTATGCTTATTTAGGAAGGTTGGATTGGGCTCCGGCTGGTGTTTCATGCAAAACGAAGTACGAGAAGTCTCCTATATATGATTATATTGAGAAAGAGATTGTGTACGAGCCAAGCATCATGGGGGACAAGAATGATTCGCGCACCACAAAATCACCCAAGCAGGTTTTGGCCGATATTGCTAACCGAGCGGATTCCTCTCTTGCAGTTATGCCTAAACATCTTGTAATGATGGCTGGTGATGCACTTTTTGAAAGCATCATCACTAAAATACCAGCGACAGATGATACGTTTATACGTCCTTTGACGCTTGATGAGGCATTGAATGGTGACGGCAAATTTGTTGATACGTATCCTACCGCAGGTTCACCTGGTATACCGTGTACCCTTAACAGGAAACATGGTGTTAAAGGTAAACATGGCATCATGAGTCAAGGACCTGATGGTCGATGGTTCATTTCGGATGAGGATTGCCAAAAGCGTGTTGATGAGCTACATGAAGGGTTTAGTCGTGGTGAGATTGGTTTTTCTGTGAATCAATTTTGCATGAAGGATGAAACTCTCAAGCGAGACAGTGAAGGCAATCTCAAGAAAACCAGAGGAGTTAAATGCGCTCCGTTTGAGTCCAACATATGCGGTAAGCGGTATTTTGGTGGCATGGTTTGTTTGTTTAAACAGTTCTTCCATTGTATACCCTTTAAGTGTGGTATGAATGTGTTCTCAAGCGACTGGGATGATTTTATCAAGTGGCATTTAGAAGTTGGTGACATGGGTTTCGATGGTGATATTGGTGGTCAAGAAAATATCATTAAGGGCGAAATCTACGACGAGCTTTATCGCTTTACTGATAGAATTTATGCTCATTATGGCGACCAACCTACTCCTGAGGAGAGGAGACAGAGGGCAAGTTATCTGACAAGCCTTTGCCATTATTACATGGTTATTGGACCTGATCTTTTTAGAGCTAAGTTTGGTAATCCGAGTGGCAATTGGCTGACTTCATTTATATGCTCTTTTACCAGTGGCATTTTGTTAGGTGTGGCTTACTTTGGATTGGCATTACAGCATGACCCGTTGAAAGCTAACATTTACAATTTGAACACATTGGTTAGGATGTCCTTGTCTGGAGATGACAATTTCGTCTCACGTTCCTCCTTGCTCAATTGGTTTACTGGTGCCAACGTGTCTGAATATTTACTGACAAGTTTTGGTTACAAATACACCGATGCACAGAAGGCCGCTGTGTTTCCTCCTGATAGGAAAGTTGTCAAGCTGAATTTTTTGGCTTGTGATACACGTGAGACTGATGAGTATCCTGGTATTAGATATATGGCTTGTATTGGTGATGGTCCTCTTGCCAAGTGTGCGCAGTACGTGTCAAAGAAGGCTGCAGGTGGAGATCGTTATATAGCCATTGCTGATAATATTAACACTGCTCTTGATATGGTTTGGACTTCTGGGCGCGAACGGTTTGAAAGCTATCGTGCTAAGTATTATGCAGCTTTTGTTAGGACTCCCAATTGTAGAGTTCCAAATTTGCATGATTTTGCATTCTGTGAGGAGAGGTTTTTGAGGAAAGAGTTGCTTACTGAAGATTACACTTGTGATGATTATTTATTTGTTCCGCAAATTGAGAAAACAGTGCAATTCATTCCTCACATGCTTAAATCTCCTGAACAAGTCGAGCCAGAGTTTGACAAAGCCCAGGTTAATGTTGAGGCTGGTCCTGAAGGGCCTGCAGATAGCACTGTGACTTATAAGTGCACTGAGAGGACGGTACTTGATGTTCAGAAGCGTTTTAGCGTTTCGTATTATTCTAATGGTGTGACCAGTCCAGCTCCACCTTATTGTGAGAGTGCATCCGCAGCATTTTTGCTTCGAGCTCCTGTTGCAGGAGACGTGAGGCTTATGGCTGGGACGCTTGCTTATTTTGCTGGACCTTTTGCTGCTTGGAGCGGAGATTTGCGAGTCGCTGTCAAGTCTGCAGCTGATTTGTTGATAAGGACTGATGCCACTGAGAGATTGGCTAATGCCGCTCCTGCTAATATACCTACGCAGCTAACAAAAGGTATTAGCAGCATGGCACCGTTTGATTACACTAGCGCTCGTGACCAATGGGCTTTGATGCAAATCCCATCAAGCATACCGAGAAAGTTTAGCATTCTACCCAAGATTTCGGGGGAGGAGAAGTATCAAGAAACAACAACTGCGTCAATTATTGTTGATACACCTCAGGGTGTTGATCGTCCTCCACTCACAGTGTTGACTGCTGCTGGTGATAACTTTACCGAGCATTTCCTTTTCATGGTTCCTTCGTTGCTAATTAAGTCAAATAGCACTTATTACCCACACAATAGAAATTGGGAGGCGACTTTGCCAGAGTATCTTAGGCTGCAAAATGTAGCTGGAGCTACTCCGTTTCCATTTACTCAGGCGACAGTTATCTTTAATTTTGATGAGATGGGTGCTGTAGAGAGCAACGGCAACACAGTTGAGAGCATTTTGTATAGGACGGAGGCATTCGAGGATTCAGTTCTAGTTTCTCTCGGAGTGGTTCAGAACCCTCCTGCAAACAGAAGGTATGACCCGGGTTCCGTAAGGCCTGTCAATTGTGACATGTCAAGATGTGTTGCAAGAAGCATTGACATTGAAGTTCGCCCTGGGGGTGCTGTTACGGGTGCTGCCACTTTCAATCTTGACGACAAAATTGCCGTTGTCAGAGGAACGAGTTACAACTCAGGCGTGATTGAGATGGCTATGGGTTGGTTTTTAACTTTCCGAGGCTACGAAAATGCCACTGTTCGTTCTCTTTTGAATGCTACTGGCATACCGTCCACCGAAGTTGTAATTCCATGCGCGCAATCTGGCTATGAACATTCTCCTGCCTCATCATACATTGTGCCGACTTTAAATAATCCCACTAACTATGTTGGTGGTGAGTATTTTGTTTGGGATCCTTCCGCACAGTATCCTAAGGCATTTTATGAGACCACTACTCTCCCATTTCTTGAGGAGAGAAAGGATTCACGTGTCAAGTTGGACTTAAGCAAGGATGATTACACTTTTGTCAAGCACATGGATTCCAATAGCCATGGTATCGGGTTCTCAAATGTTGTGGATTCACAGCCAGTGATAACAGACAGAAAACCGCGTATTGCACGGAAGCAAATGGGCGAAGAGAACTATTCCTATGATACTCTTGTGGATCGATTTCAGTTGATAAGGAGTTTTGATTGGGACGATTCTCAGGTTCAAGGCACTATTTTGGATTCGAGAACAGTACCATTCGATTGTATTGGTACAACTTCCAGAGACGCGTTTGGCAAGTTTTGTTATTGGAGTGGAGATATGGAGTTCAAGCTGCAAGTACAGTCAACTGCATTTGTTTGCGGTAAGCTGACTGTTGTTTTTGCGCCATTTTGTGATCCAGCTAGAGCCACTGTACTCCAATTATCGTCACTTGTTTCGATTAGTGCGGCACCGAATGTTAGCATTATGGCTGGTAACACTACTGAGGTTATGTTTAAAGTGCCTTATGCGCATTACAAGAACTATTTAAACACTGACGGCCAAGCCGGTGATCCCTTTGGACTTCTCGGAACAATATCTGTTGTTGTTTTCAACAAACTGAGAGTCGGACAAGGGGCGGTAGATACCAAGTGTACTGTGAACATATACACAAGGTTTCCGAGTAGCCAATTCCAGATGTTAAGACCTCCACCAACTAGTGGTAATGTTGGTTTTGTCAAACACGGAGGGGCTATGTCAGTTGCTAAGAATGTAACGGATGTTATCGATGATGTTACTGACGCCGTTGGTAAGGTTGGAGCAGTTGCTGGTTATGCGCTCGATGTGCCTAATGTTGGTGTCAATTATACACCCGTTTTTGGGCGCGCTGCACCTATGTTGAATCATTCAAAGCAATTGCAGTACATGAATGTTATGGATCTCAACCCTGGCCAAAATTCATTAGCTGATCAGAAGGATGTAGCTTCGGATGTACCAGAGTGTTCTCTTAAGTATCTTTTGACTAAGCCAACTTATTTGAACACTTTCACCATTAAGGGCTCCGATCTGGAAGGGCAGAATTACATGACCATACCATTGACACCTACCATTAAGCTTTTTAATGCTCCTGCAACGTCTATGATTGATGAGACACTTATGGGTTACACTGCAGCCCCTTTCAAGTTTTGGAGAGGCGGTTTTCAGTTCATAATTGAGGTCATCGCCACATCAGTACATACATGCAGGTTGGTGTTTGCCACACATTATGGAGGCGCAGCAAGCACAGTTTCGATGGACAACATTCTGGCTCAGAATGCCGAGGTGTTGGAAGTAGGTGCTGGTAGAAATACATTCAGGGTTTGTGTTCCTTGGAGGGTTCCTTTGCAGTGGCTAGAGGTACCCAACGGCCCAGCCGAACCAGTTAACGCGTTTGAGGTCACTTCGGCCGCGCGTTACACTATGGGCGAGGCCTCAATAAGACTGCTCACCAGATTGCAGTCTATGCAGAGCGTTACACCTGATATCGAGTGTAATGTTTATGTTTCGATGTTGGATGACGCGGAATTGGCGTTTGTTGGGATGAATTGCTCCGATTTGACGCCTGTGTTTGCGGCGAATCGAAAAGTCGCCCCTAATTGATTTTGTGTATATATTTTGTGTATTATATATTGTGTTGTTCGGTTGCTGTATGGATACCGACGACAGTTATTTTGAATGTCTTAACACCATTTAGTCGTAGTAAGTAAGTATCATTTCATTGACCATTGGGTCTTCTTTTTTTGATTTTGATTTTTGGCTTTCTACGTTCCAACGACTAGTACCCTGTACGGCCGGCTTATGCCACGG